GACAAATATTTAGAGTTCAAGAAGATGTTGAAAAGTGGTCTCAAAACACCGACATCAATACATTTAGAGCAGCAGCTGATGCTCAAAAAGGATTTCAAGGGTTAAAAAAAGGTTTAAGTTCAGAAGGTGCTATTGCAAAAGGAATTCAACAGTCTGTTATCAAACCAGGCAGAAGTATAGACGATGCAACTGACGAAGTTAAAGAAGGTCTAGGTGGTGTAGATGCCTTTTTAAGAACCTTTAGGGCTTTTCTTAAACCTTTTGCGGCTGTAACCGAAAACTTATCAAGTGTTGCATTTAGTAAAATTGGACCTAGTTTCTTTTCAGTCACACAAGCTTCCGAAAGAATGAATGCTGGTTTTAAAGAAGTCACAAATGGTATAGGTGAATTTGGTCCTGCGATTAACGCCATTAGAACTCAGGTATTTAAAGCTGTTGGTGCTTTCAATATTTTTCTCGGTGCATTTCAATTTGTTACCGCTGGTATATTATCTATACCAAGTTTGATTGCTGGCGCTTTTAAAAGAATAAGGTCAATGTTTAAAATAAAAGATGACCCACAAAGTCTTGCAGATGCTGAACAAAAATTTGTTGAACAAGACCAAGATGTTAAAGAAGCCGAGCAAAAATTGTCTGACCTTGGAACTGAACCAAAAAGAGCCGAAGTCACACTTATAGAAGGAACACCAAACTATTATAGAGACATGGCACTCGCTAATCAAGCCCAAAAAGGGGACTTGTTATTAGGTATTGGTGGTCAAGAACAAGCGAGACTCGATAAAGAATTTGCTGAACAAAAGGCAGCTGCTGAAAAAAATCTTTTAGAAAAAAAACAAAAAGCAGAAGAAAAGTATAGAAACAAAAGATTCAGCTTTCAAAAAATACAATCTCTAAAAAGATTTGCCTTTGAAAAAGGTCTATTACTTAAAAAGTTTGCCTTTGAAAGTTTGATGGTAATGGGTAAGTTCTTATTACCTATAATTGTTATTGTAGGTGCTTTTGCAGCTGCTTTCGCACTTATCAAAGACAAAATACAATCATTTGTAGACTTGCCTATTGCAGGTATAGCATCAGGACTTAAAACAGCTTTAACTGAAGCAGGTCAAATGGCTAAGAATCTATTTTCAAAACTAGGTAGTTTCTTAACCAAGTTAGGGTTATTACCGAAAACTACTCCGAAACCCCCCAAACCAACTACACCTAAACCAGGAACTAAACCACCCACGGCTACTAAAACAGCAACACAAACTTTAAAATCTGTTGGTGGTCAAGTTGTCAAAAAATTACCAATCGTTGGTGCTGGTGTAGAAACAGTTATGGATGCTACTTCTAATGAAAAGAAATTTGCTAGAATAAAAGATGCTTATGAAAATAATCAACCAATCATTCCAGATGAGAACGGTGAGTTAAGACCAATGACAGCAGAAGAGTTTGCCGCCGCTGAAGCTTCAATGTCTGCAAACAGAGCAGGTTCAGTTGGTCGTGGTGCTGGTGCATTTGGGGGAGCAGCCGCAGGTGCTGCCACTGGTGCCGCTATTGGTTCAGTTATACCTATAGTCGGAACTGCAATCGGTGGTATCATAGGTGGTGTTCTTGGCGGGTTCTTTGGTGGCAGAAAAGGAGATGAGATTGCTACAAATCTTGCAAATCAAGCTGAAGGCATAGATGACCCACAAGCATATATCGATATGTTGGCATCTAATGTTCCTGAACTACAGAACGAAGCTGGTGCTGAATTAGCCGGCGCTCAAGGCGAAGTTGCTGACATGAAAGTGGCGGCTGCCGGTGGCGGTAGTATGAATAATTTCCAATCAAGTTCAAATATTAATGATGTTAAAAATACATTCGAAGGAAGCGAGATACCTATAGAAGACAAACAAGCCGGTTACTCTTATGCTGGAGCTATTCCAGCCTAATCTATCTTATCGTAATACTTTCTTTTACGAGGAATAACTTTCGTTTTATCTTTATGCACCTGAGTAGATGCATGAGGTGGTGTTTTCTTTCTAGGAAATATTTTATCCCAAGCTTCTCGATATTTATCAGCTGATATGAATTGAGGCCTTCGTTTACTTCCTTTACCTGACATGTCTGAAACCTTTCATTGATGCTCGTTTGGCATCAAGTTTTTTTCTTCTCTTGATTGCCTGATTCTTTTGATTTTTTAAGTCATTAGGTTTAGTATAGTATTGTCTATCTCTACATTCTTGAACAATACCTTTTCTATCACAGGCCTTTTTAAATCTACGCAACATTCTATCGAATGGTTCGACATTCCTTGATTTTGGATGTATTCTTGGTTTCACACTTGGCATAATATATTCTTAAAGATGTGAAGTCGCCCCTACGCTTACAGCAACCCGCTCTTCACCGATTATCCCGCTTGCTTTGGCTGATAACCTTTCCCCTACTTCGATACCCCCAATTCCACGGCCGAAGTCTGTAATCGCTTTCAAAGACACATTAATAAACACGATTACACCCTAATGTAGAAACTTACTCAGCGGCAAGTTTCTTAAAGTAATCCATCGCTTCGTCTTCTTCTGAATCACCTACTGTAGAAGATTCGGCTGATGCGATTACAGGTTCTTCTGCTACTGTCTCAGTATTTACACCAGACCATGGCACTTCTTCCATGTCTTCTGCAACTGATTCAGCAGTAGAATTTGCTACGCCACCTGAAAGACCAAGAACTCTATCGAGTTTCTCTTTTAGTTCATCGTAACCTTTGAACTGTTCAGGTGAAATAATTTCAGTTAATGAATGAGTTGAACTATTTATAGTATTCAACTGAGCTTCATCATCAAAAAGTGGTGCTTGTGCATCAAATTCTGATTTGTCATAGTTCCAGTAACCATCTACTTTTCTGATTTTGATTTTGAAGTTTGCACCTTCATCTCTTAAATCAAATGGGTTGATAGCACTCTCATCTTCAAATGCAGGAGAGATTGCCTCTTTTAGCATTTCAAAGATTTTTTTACCATAACGATACATGAAGACTTTTCCTTCATTATCTGGATTCTTAGGGTCTGAAACAACATAGATGTTAGAAACATAATGAAGTCTACGCTTCTGTTTTCTAGCCTGTTCTCTGTTTGCTTCAATACCAGTGTTCCACAACGAGGTGTTGTAGTCACTTACAGGGTCTTTCTTACCAATCGTAGTCAAAGACTTTTCGATATACCAACCACCTGGTCCTTGAAAACCATGGTCGAAGTAAGATACCCATGGCATCTCTTCGTCTGTTGGTGTTGGTAAGAAACGAACTACTGCGTATCCGTTGCCACTCTTATCGAGTTCAGGTTTCCAGTAGTTATCATCGTTGTAGGATTTTTTCTCCCCTTGAGCTGGGGAAGCAGTTTCCATGGCTGCTCTAAGCTTATCTAAAGATGTTGACATTGTATTATACTCCTTATTAACATTGTATTTGCATCGTATCGCATCTTATTATAGTTCAGATTCAAAGCACGCTGTGCCAAGAACCCACTTATCTTCGATATTCAATCGAGATATAATATCATTATAATCGATTCTATCGAATCCGTCAATGGGGTTTTTAAAATATAACTCCACATCTGGATAGTCCTTATTTATGTGTTCCAACAATGCAACAAATTGTGCCTGTTGAGGTTTTCCCACACCTGAATTTTCTTCTGTATAAACTTCGTTGTATGTATAACAGTCTTCTGGTCCATATATATTTTGTAAATCACCGAACTGTAATGAATCATAACCTGCTAAACATATCTTCTTATGACCGTGATGAACTGCATAACCTAATGCATATATTCCACAAAAGGTGTTCTTGAGCAATTCATTTGTATATATAACTATGTTGTTTACATGGGAATAGGAATATCCAATCATATAAGATGTCTGTCCTTCCCCTCTATAATCTTCTCCTTGAACTACAAATCTATCATCACCCTCGACTCGATTTTCAATTATTCTTCCTGGTAAACCTGACTTCATCAAGTCCCACATCTCCATAGGTATCTCATTCCATTCGCCCACACAAACTGGTTGTGTCTTGTAGTATTGGTCTGTAATCATCTCGTTCTGTGGTGCGACATCTTGTATGAATAGTAAGTCTGGTGTATAATCACGATACACCATATTCATTCCCCACCAGTTTTCGAGTGTGTTTAAATCTAGATTCTTACGACTTGGTCCGTTTCCTACTAAGTAGAGCATAGTTCAATTAATTTTGCTTTATATACTTGACGGTCAAAATATATAAATGTTTTGTATTTGTTTATTCTTGTCCATGTATCAGGATAGATTATTGTTTCTGTAATCATCTTGTTCCATGAGTCACTATAATTTGTAATCGTATCTAGTATACACATAGTCTCGATAGATATTTTTTTACCTAAAAATTGTTTTAGTAGATATGGGTGTTGACCATTCTTTACTGTAAGAACTTCTTGTATAGTTTTCTTTTCAAGTAAAGATGACACCTCTTGTTCGAACATGTGTGATAGTTTTTGTTTTTTCTTTTTCCATTCTATAAACACTTTCTTTGCCTCATTCTCTAGTAAGTCACCAACCCACATATCTTTTTGTGATAGATTAGCAACATAAAAATCTTGTAGTTCTTCTTTATATAATCTCGAAAGTTTACCGAAGTGATACTTATCTTTTCTTTTTATAAATGAATTTAAGTCTGCTTTGACTTTGCCATTGTATTGCACAAAGTCAT